GATTTCTATATTAAAAATTGATGATGTTTGAGCTGAGCCTGTATCATTATCATTAAAAATAGTAATGTATTGGGTTGAAAAATCTGCTATAAAATTAGCAGTTGTATTTAAATCAACATTATTAGAAATTGTAAATACAGATTCAGATACTCTTCCGGCAAATGAAGATGGAACTCCTGAGGAGTTATAAACTTTTAATGTTGCTCCTGAACCTCCTGAACTTGAAATATTAAATATTACATTGTATACTCCTGATTGGGAAAGTTGATAAGTAATACTATCCCCAAATGGAATACTATAATTTGAAGGATTTAATGCTAAATAATAATCATTTGGTAGTGAACCTCCATTAGTACCTACAGTACTACCTACTGCTATAGAACCTGTAATTAATTGGTCTTCAACTGTGTACGGAATACCAATTGGGCTTGATCCTGATCCTATTAAAGCAATTGAGGCAGATGGACTAACTTGTGGGGTTCTATATCTATTTCTTTCTAGTAATGTTTGCTTAATTATAATACCAGATGCTAAACTTGTTCTAGCAGGTACAAAATCAGCAAACATTTTAAATAATGAATTATCAAAAAATTCTATTAATCTAATATAATCCCATTCTTGATAATTTGAAATATATTTTTGAAAATATGATTCTCTTATAGCATCTAAAGCAGGATAAGTATCTAATGAGGATGATTGGAATCTAGGATCTCCAATTACATCTCCTAAATTAAAATATCCTAATTGTGAATTTATATCTTCATTTATTTCATTTTGTGGAGAAAAACCAAGTTCAACATAATCAATATCTCTAGTATAACTAGAACTTATAGAAGGAAATTGTTGAATAGAAATAAAAGGTGATAATACATTAGCATTTGGAATATTAGAATCACTACTACTATAAGGTAAAACAATATTTTGTTGTTTTATTTTTTGTGAAACAGCATTTTGAATACCTGATGGAACTTGATCAAAGTAAAATACTTCTGTATTTGGAGTATATTCACCTCCAGAACTTGTATGAAAATTACTATTTCCAACAAATGAAGAGGTTATAACCCAAGATCCTGTTACTTTTGGATGAACAGAAATAGAAGCAGTATATAATTCACCTCCTAAAGTTGCTCTAAATGCTAAGTTTTCACTTGACTCTATTGAGTAAGGATTCATTACATAAGCATTAAAACTAATTTCAGATAAAGGTAATGTATAGTATCTAATTTCTTGAAAAGATCCAGAAAATATTTTACCTGATAAAGAAGAAGTACCAAAATAAGATATTGTGCTTCCGGTCCAAGTGTTACTATTACTTGCTGTTATAGAAGCTGATGCTTGGAATCCTATAACATTTCCATCTTCACCATCATAATTTTTATCTTTAGCAAATAACTGATATGCATGAGGTGTTGTTTGTGATTTATTTAATAAAACAGACCACCAACCTCCATCATAAAAAGGTAAATAAATACTTGCTGAAATTGATGGGGATGAAGCATCAGGGATAAAATCTAAAAGAGCATATTCATAATAAGGATCTAAAATTGAGCCTGAGTATGAACCACTAGTATATCCTGAACCTGTGTATCTTAATCTAATGTTAACTCCAGTATCTGTTGACCATAAACTTTGAGAATAATATCCTGAAGCTGTAGGTAAGTTTGTTGTTTGGAATCTAAATTCTATTGATTGAGGTTTATTACTTGGAGCACCCCACGATGAATTTAAAGTAAAAGATGAACTAATAAATGCTGAACCACTTGTATAAAAAGCATAATTATATTCATCCTGCCAGTTATCATAACTATTAATGTTTTTATCTTTACCTCCAAATTCATTAATGCGTAAAATAGTATCATCAACACCAAAAGTTGTAATTAAATCTCTTAAACCAGCTACTGATCCTTTTTTCTTAAGTAATAAAGGAATATTATGATATATACGTTTGTATGTTTCTTTATTTATATCATCTGTAGGATATAATGATGAAGTTGATGATGCTGTAACATATGTTGTTATATATTCTAAACCAGAACCTGTTGGGACTGGAAATTGGGTTGTCGTAAATGGTAAATTATATAAACTTCCTGAAGGAGTTAAACCAATTAATGCTTGATAAAGATCATTAGATGAAAAATTATTTTGATAAATTTTTACACCCATATCTCTTAATATATCTGCTACTAAATCTTTAGATACACCATAAGTTAATCGGTTATCAGCATTATATTTGTTAGTAACATCTTGTAAATATACAAATATACTATCAAAACTTTGTCCAATCATTTCAACAAATAACCCAAAATTATAATTGTCTGGGTCATCTAGGATGTATGAAGGAATAGCTAGTGTTAAAGCATTATTATTTTCAATATCATATTCTTCAGCAACTAATGATTGAGATATAAACCAATTAGATCCACTTGTAGATGTTGTTGAATAATTTGTGTAAGGTGGTGTATCTCCTGTTTTTGGCCAAGATGTTGATCCGGATGTGTAATATAGGTAATATTCATAAGGATCAAAAGTAGTAATAATTTCATCTATTTTAGCTTGCCATATAATATTACTTGAAGAAACGTAATAAGATCCGCTTGAAGAATTATCTGAAAAACTAGCACTGTAAGTATATTCTTCTAATAAAGATAATTTGTAATAAAAATTTTCTAATCTTGTTTGTGCAGATGAAAAATGAATAAAATTACTATAATCTGAATAATCAATATTAATTGATAATCCTTTTTGGGCTAATAAATTATTTAATTGATACTGTAAACTACCTGTTCCTTGAGAATATGAAGATGTAGTAGTAGTTAAATTATTATAATTTATATAATCTGTTGAATTATTTATTTCATCACTAACATTTAAATTATAATTAGGACCAGCTATAAAAATATTATCTCCAACAGTATCAAAAGTAGGAGTAATTGTAATATTATATGCTAAAGAATTAGCTATTTGTTCTACTACCCAACATTGACTTTTTAATGTAAATTGATCTGGAAGTGGTTCATATAATTTGATTAGAATTGTTGGATTTGTAGGATCAGTATTGTCTAATAATAGGTTATTAGCAATTACTAATTGATTATCTCCAAAATTTAAATAAAAATCTACATACTGAAGTAATGAAGATTGTATTTCTTGAATAAAAGCTGTTGTTGTTCCTACAACCTCAAAATCCAATATATCTGTTGTATCTAATCTAAGTTCAGTTCTGTCAGAACTAATTTCAGATATAAAATAAGTTTTAAAAGGATTTGATGATAATCTTCTTCTTAAAAAATTATATAGTGTATTATAAGCTCCCTGATCATAACCATAAGCTGTTAGATCTTTTAAAGGATCTATTGAAACTTGATTATCTATTAACTTATATCCAGGATAACCATTTATGTTTTCTATTAATGTATTTCCATTTATGTCATAAACATAATATTCAATATAATCTGTTTCAGGATTAAAAGAAATTTCTACTTCTTGAGTTTGAATTAAAGATAAATCATCAGAATTATATTCCTGAAATTCAAAATTTGTTGGGGAAATAGGAATTATGTTAATTATTTCGTTCATCTATTATACTTTTAAGCTTCCTGAAAGCAATTGTTGTTGTAAATCTAAATTTTCTTGTCTTAATTGTGTAATTTCATCAATTAAAGCTTGAACTGTAGTATCTGTTATAGCAGAAGTACCAATATAATCTGTACTCGTTCTAATAAGGTACTCATGAGAATCGGCATTTCCAAATTTAGGAATAGAAAAAAATAATTCTTGATAATTTTGAAAAAATTCAGCTACAGATATTGTAGGGGCAACTAATGAACTTGTAGGTGTTGGTAATCCTAATTGAGTAAAAGAAGTATCAATTACCTTTTGGTATTGATTTTTATCATATGTAGGTTTAAATAAAGTTATAACAGCCATTATCCATTAATTACTTTAAAATAATATTGATCATTAAATACAATAGTTGAACCATTAATTGTACTTTGAATTAAAATAGTATAATATCTTTCTGGTTGGAGAAAATTCATGTACATATCAAAGTAACTAGAAGTAGCATCAGCACTTAATTTAGTATAAATAGGATCAAAATCAATTATATATTCATTAGTTTCTAAATCTTTAATAGCATAATATGATGCTGTTGGTAAATAAAAATTATTTAAGTAAACTGATTCTGTTTGCCATAATTGAATTGGGTATTCAGGTCGAGCATTTATTCTAAATCTATTTATACTTTCACTATAAAATACTCCTGGATTTTGTGCTAAAGTAATAGTAGCTGGAAGTGTATTTAAAATTGTTTGAGTATTGTTAGAACCAGTATTAAATGAAAAATCATTCCAACTAATTTGTAAAGCTGGAGGATAAATTGTGTTTGTATCGACTGAAAAATATTTTAATTCTGGTTGGTAGTTTTTATTATCAACAAATTCTAAACGTTGTTTTAATATAAATCCATAATTAGGAAGTTTTGTAGTAGGTATAGAACCTGAACCTGTTGTCCATGCTCTAACAGTATTAGTTACATCTAAATTAATATCTTTATTTGTTCTATATGAAAAAGTAACTGAAGAAGTATATTGAGAACCGGTATACCAAACTCCTCCTCCGGCTGGAACAGATGAAGTAAATGAACTAGTAGCACCTACTGGGGCTGACCAAATAGTACTTCCTGAGTACCCTGCCCAAATCCAACTACATCCATCTGTAGATATAGGTTCATCTAAATATCTTCCAGTTCCCATATCCCAATTTTGTGCTACAGGAAAACAATCAAGTGATGTTGTAACAGATAACCCAGTAGCAGTTGCTATAAAACATTGTAATTTAGCATTCCAACTTCCACTTTGATAAACTGCATCTGGCATAGGATCAAAAGCTGCTGCTAAATCTTCATTAGCAAATTGAATTAAAAATCTACTTGTTTGAGGGTTAGGGTCTGAATATGCAAAAACAGTTTCTGTTGCTTCTACAATTTCATCTAACCCCGTATTCATATTAGGGAATAGAGAATATAAGGTAGCGTCTTTTTCGGGGAATATTTTTAATACTGCCATTTTGTTATAAATTTACTACCCTTCCTTGGATATCTTGGTTTGGGTATTTAACTTCAAAAATACTAGGATCTAAAGAAGGATAAATTACATTTGCTGCTGTTGCTCCAGGTATTGAATAAGCATATTTACTATATCCTAAATTTTCTCCTACTAAATTATTAATAGTAATATCTTGAACTGTTTGAACTCCTTCAATAGCATCAAGTAAAATATAAATATTTCTTAATATAATAGGTTGATTAATTGCCCATTTATTAATGGCAAAATAATCTTTTAAAGCAACAATACATTTAGATAAAACTTCATTACTATTGTAATTAGGTAATATAATAATACTAAAATTAACCCCAATATTAATAATAAAAGCATCTTTAATATTAACAGAATCATTAACCATTCTATATTGAGATAAGTATGTAGTTAAATTTTGTTTTAAAGCGGTGGATGCTGTGGTTAATTGATTGTTTACATTATATGACAACACATACAAGTCTAATACGGATTGAGACTCACCAGCAGATATTGATTGTGCTTTAGTAGGTTCAATATATGCTTTTGAAATAACTCCATAATTAGCAGGCATAGAAAGTGCTCTAACTAAATAATCATCTTGAGTTACATTTCGTAATTGTGAAGCAAAATTAGCAGATGAATTTTGTCTAATTTCTTCTATTGAATCTCCATCACCTCCACCATCAGCTGCTATAGGATTTGTTACTCCTAAAGTATTAAAAATTGTATTAGCCGTTCCGGGAAATAAATTTGAATTTAAAAATGTAGCAGTTCCAGTAAATACAGTTAATGAATTAGCAGGAACATTTGATACAGCTCCTCCACCAGTTAAATATCTAACTACTAAAGTTGTATTAGAAGGTGCTATACCATAAGTTTTAGTAAATAAGAAATTTTCAGGAGAATATGCAGTTGTAAGTTTATCTTGTTCAAAAGGTAAACCAATTCCTACATTATTTGGATTTGGAATAATTTCTTCATCAGTATCATTTGCAGTACCGGCCCCAAATTGAATTTGTAATGAACCGGAATCTAAAAATCTAGTTACAAATCTTCTTTGGATTTTATCTAATTTTAAAATATAAGGTGTATCTCCTGAGTATTGGGATAAGTTAGGATCATTTGTATTAGTGTTTTTAATTGAATTATACACCATTTCTTGTCCTAAATAATCAACTTCATACCATGTATCTCCTGTATTCTTATCTGTTATATCTAAAATCCCAACAATTTTTTCAGCATTTATTTCAACAGTTGAGTATTGAACGGGAGCTCCAAACTGAAATTCTGCTGTTTCAATAGTTGATGAAATTGCTTTTCTTGTTTTCTTTAAAAGAAATTTGGTTGGTATTACTCCTGAAATTTCATATACTGTAACTTCTGTAGGGTCTCCAGAACTTGATACTGAAAAATCTATAGGGTCCTGAATTAAAAATGGGACTTTATTAGTTGTATTTTGCGTTACTGTTGAATTAGGTTCAATATATAAAGCATAACTAAAATCAGGCACATAAATAGATCCTGATTGAATAGCTGGTACTTGTTGATAAAAATTTACAAAAGTAGTAGCAACTTGAGTTACATTTGGTTTATAACCAAACATATAAGCTAATTCATATAAATTATTAGTTTGACGAGCATATTGTAAATATGTTTCTTGTAATTGATTATCTAAATAAAAGGCTAAAACATCTCCAACATAAGCAGCCATTTCCATAAACATCATACCAGGGGAAGCTGGACTGAAGTCATTATATGTAGTAGGGAAATATGTTCTAGCATAGTCAACAAGACTAGCTCTTAATTCTGTAAAATCTTTATTAATGTAAGATATGTTTCTTCTAATAGCCATTATGTAAATTGGATTTCAATTGCGTCATTTATACCTGTATTTTGAATACTATATGTAAGGTTAATTTTAACTTCATTTTCATCTTCATTAGGTACAATAGTAAATTCTTCTACTACTACATTTGGAAAATAAAGAGATAATGAATTTTCAATATTTGTTTGTAATCCTTCTAAATTTCCTTCTGTTATTTGTTGAAATACAAAAGTTCGTAAATTACCACCAAAAGTAGGATTTAAATATCTTTCGGGTTGATTTGTTAAAAAGAAATTAATTAAATTATATTTAATAGATTCTTGTGTAGTATATGTTGTTTTAAAAACAGCCGGAGCATTAAAAGGTAAAGCTACCCCTACCCCAACACTTGGTTTGGTATCTAAAGGGAATATTCTTTTTGCTCCAAATGCCATTATTTATTCATTAAAGCCATTATTTGATCTAATCCTACATTTCCTTCAGGTAATGCTCCATTAATAGCATCTACAGGTCCTTGTGGTTGAAATTGTCCATTATAAGCTGTTGTTGCTGCTCCTCCACCTTGCATTTCTTCTAAAATACCTCCAAACATTGCTTGTCTTTCAGCTGGGGTTAATTGTTTTGGTTTTGATAAATGTGGTTGAGCGTAAGTGTCTCTAAGTGACTCCGTAACAATTGTTTTAGGGGCACGAACAGCTTCCAATAGAATATCTTTTAATTCTTCTTGAATAGCTTCCTTTACTGCCTCTTTAATAATTTTTTTAAAATCTGATGGTTTCATTGTTTATAAATATTAAGTTAATAAGCTTTTAAATTGTCTCTGTCGATTATTAATTTTAATTCATTAATCAAAGTTAAATTATCAGTTGTAAACGATAATTCTGTTTGAATTAAATTAATACCCTGTTGGTTTTTACCAATAGCACGTCTACGATTAACTGTAGGTGTATATGGTACTTCTTCTATTTCAATAATAAATCCGTTATATGTTGTTTGGTTAATAGTTTGTTGTGCTTGTAGTTGAGCATCAGCTATAGATTGAACTGATTTTGTTATTGGAGGTAATGTATTATTTGGATCACAAGTTTGCAAAACAGAATCTATTGACTTTAAAAATTCAGTAGCGGTTAATATATAATCCCCAACAATAGATAAAACTAATGCTGAACCTGCTAATACTGATTGGTATTTAGATAATTTAGAATTACCGTATTGATCAAAAGTTATCTTTCTAATTAAAGTTTGAGCATCATTTAATAAAGTTGTTATGATACTTGGAGTGGGTAATGCATTTGCGGGTGGAAGTTTTAATGCTGCGGATGCTGCTATTGATGCTATATCTGTTGTATTAATTAATGTTAGAGCAGTATTTAGAAAAAAAGATAATCCTGTTATTGATGTACCTAAAACTTCAATTTTATTTCCTATATTATTTAATTGATTAACTATCAAATCTCTTTGTTGTCTTAGTATATTTAATTCAATTGGGGTAAGACATACCCCACTAGCTTGATATTTAGAAACATAATCAATAATTAATTTATCAATAGAGGGTTGAATAATTGTATTTACTTGACTTCCTAAAACATAAATTAATTGAGGTAATTTAGCCGCTCCTTTTGCTTTAAGATTATCAGGTGTAGCTTGTTCAATAGCTGTAGCATCAACCCTTTTTTCACTTGCTGATTTAGATTTAGCAGCAGTAGAAGCAGCTTCTAATAATCGTTGTTGTTCTATATCTAAAGGTGAAGCCATTATACAGTATAATTATATTTAGATTTTAAAGTTTCTAAATTTGCTTGTAATGCATTTAAAGAAGCATTTACTTGAGTTGCTGCCACGTTTAATTGAACTAAAGGAGTACCTGGAGGTGTTGATACTGCTGTTGAACAAACAGTCATAAATCCTGATAGATTAGATATCAATTGATCTAATAAATTAATAGTTTGATTACCTAATAATAAAGGTTCGGTTGCATTTTTAGAACCAATATAAGTATTTGTTGATTGGATTACTGTTGTTGGAGCATCAATATTAACACTTTCAACAGCATTTAAATTAATTGATTTTTTAGAACTAAATAAAATATGATCTACGGATGAATTAAATACTAACCGCCCAGATGAAATTATAAGTTGATTTGATGAATATTGAGAAGGTAATGTTGGGGGGTTGGTTTTATAACTAACATAAGATATACTAGAGGCATTTAATGGAATTTTTTGAGTTGAACCAAAATAAATAGAACCTAAATCTTTGTTTATATCTTCAGTAATATGTTGCCATCCGTTTCCAGGGTTAATACCTTGACCATTTCTTATTATCATTATAGGGTCACCATCAGTACCTGTTGATGACCAATCATTAGGTCTATTTTTAACAGTAGAACCAAATCTAATACTATTTCCCCATCTACCTTCATATATTACATCTCCTTCAAAAGGTAATAAGGGATTAATATTATCTCTTTCTTTAAAAGTTTCACCAAAATAAATTTCAGTAGGTTGATCTGTTACTACTCTAGGACTTCCTAATGTAGTTTGTAAGTAACTTTTTTGTTGAGTTTGACTTAAGTTACCTTCGGCATATGGAAGAGCATTATGATGTGGGTGATTCCAAAGACTTAAAATATTTAAATAATAAATAGATTTACTAGCAGTTGTTGCTTTAATTCCAATATCTGGTTGTCTTAAAATTACTACTAATTCATTTATTAAAGGATAATTTTTTATATTAGGAAATAAGGGTTTTGCTGTTAGTTTATTATTAACAGAAGATGCTGTAGAAACGTCACCTGGTGTTGATTTGTAATCAATAAATTCAATATCACCAATAGCATTAGCATCATCTCCATCTAAAATAACATTAATTACCCTTCCGGTGCTAAGAATATTATCTTGTTTAAGAGCATTAGCAACACTAAAATTATTTTTTGTGTTAAAATTTTTATTTAAAGCACCAAATCCGTAAGCCATTATTTACCTCCTTTTAACTCGTTCATAGCAGATAATAACTGCTCTTTTTCCTCATCGGAAATAGTTAAAGCACCATCAGATGTTACTGTTGCCATAGCACGTTGAGCTAAAGCAGCCATCTTAATTAAAATATCATCATTTTTTACACTAATTTCCATATATTCTTTAATCAATGGAACTACTAAAGTAGCATCTCCAATATCGGAAATTAATGGTTTTAACTCATTAATTAGAGCAGTAACCTGTTGATCTTTCTTCTTTTGGTTATTGTAAATTTCCTCTAAAACATCAGAGAATTTTTTCTTACCAAAAATAATATTTTCAAATTGTGACATAAATATACATTTAGTTTCTTATAAATATGAAACTTAAAAACTTGTATATCCATGTTCCAAATAAAACACATAACCTTCTTTAAATATGTCGTAGAGTTGGTTTGCTATTTTGGTAATTTTAGGGGTTTTAACATCTACAATTTCACGGATATAAATGTAAAGAGCTTTTTTATTAAATATATCTAAATGTTCTCTTTTACGAAATAATTCTAAAATAGCATCCGCAATTTGAGCGTCATATTCTTTAGGGAATAAATTATAAATATTCTTGGTGCAATACTCGGT